CATGATCGCCTGAAGTGCCTGGGCGCGCTTCATCTTAGCCAACTCGGCCTGCTGAGCAGCCAACGGATTGGCGGCCTGTACACCAGCATAGGTAGACGGGCCGCGCCCAAGGCGGCCCGCCACACCAATCTGATTAAAGATATCTTGAATCGGGGAACTCACAAACCCTCCAAGGTTACGAACCCAACATGTTACGCATGAACAAGATACGACGAGTCAAATCTGCGTTCGCATCAGAACGCACCATGTTCGACTTCGACCCAGCAAGCCTGCCCTCAGCCAACTTCTTCGCCCAAATCCCCTCAACCTTAGACAACTTCGGGGCAGTCGTAACAGGGGCCATCGGACCCGTCGAACGATTCGCTCCCTGAACAGACTTGCCCTTAGATGCAGCATACTGTTCAACAACAGAATCTGCGGTAGGGGCACCCATCAGATCAAACTCTGACTTGAAACCGAACACGTCAGGAGAACCATGGAACTTCTTACCATTCGACAACGTGTACGTGTCCGCACCAGGAACCCCACCAGCACCAGCCGACTGAGCCTCATAAGCGTTCTTCGCATTCTCAAACCCGTAATCGGTCAACACCTTAAAGGTTTGATCCTTCCAATCCTTAAAATCGGCAGCATTCGGATCAACCCCATACTGTTTCGCGTTCTTCACCAACTCGTTCAAAGCCGCCGTAGGAGGCGCACCCGAATCCAACAGATCAAAAGCATGAGCATACATCGGATCATTGCCATACACCTGACGGTTATACGACGGCTTCACCGCCGTCACATCAGGAGACATGTTGCCGCCAGCCAACTGAGTCAACGGGATACCCAACAGCTGCTCAATGTCCTGCCACTGGTTCACCTTTTTCGCCAACGTAGAACCCAAACCGTTCTGCAAAGACGAATCCCCATACTGGGGGGTGGCCATCAACGTCATCAGGAACGCATCAAGATCATTCTGATTATTCAAATCACCCATTAGAACGTCACCCCATCCTTAGCGGCCTGCATAGCCAACTGGGCACGCTGCTGTGCAGCCTGCATCTGAGCCTGAACCTGAGAAGCCTGCAATGCGGCCAGCTGCTGCGCCCTCTGCTGAGCCAACTGTGCCTGCAACTGTGTCAGCTGCTGACTGTTTCTGGTAGAAACATCAGCGCTGGACGACCAGCCAAAGACGCATCCTGGGCGGCAGCCATCGAACCCATCGAAGCGCGCTGCAAACCAATCAAATCCTGAGGACCATAATTCTGTGCAAGCTGGCCAGGATCGCCACCAAACATACCCAACGTCTGAGCAGCACCCTGAGTGCGGCCCTGGTTGGCCTGGGAAAGCTCCTGAGCCAAAGCAGCCTGACGGGCATCAGCCTCAGACCACGCACCCTGAACCGCCTGGCGGACAGGTGCGACACCACTATTCAGTTCCTGAAGAATCTGATCCAACCGACTGTTCGACTGCCCATACATGTCCTGAAGGGATTGGCCTCGCTGATCAAACTGGGTGCCCAACGCACCAATCTGCCCCTGGATCAGACCGTTCTGATCAGTGAACCCCTGGTTCAAAGCATCCAACATCTGCTTGTAGGCGGCAGACATTTGAGCCTGTTCGGCGGCCGTCTGTGCAGCAGACTTGCCGCCACCGCCACCATTGCCCCTAGGGTTGCCCTTGTCCTTCAAACCGAACCCTGCCAACAGGTCCTGCCAATTCATACCAGCCAAAGGATCAGACGCGGGCGTGCCCAAAATGTCATTCACGCCAGCCGCAGCCTGAGAGAACTGATTGATCTTCTGATACCACGGCGTACCATCACCACCACCAGTGGGAGTCACCTGAGGGCGACCACCACCAGTATAGGGGCCATTATAGGTAGGACGATAGGGTGCCGTATAGGCGGGACCATACGTGCGCTTAGGCGGAGCCGTAGGCGCAGGAGTCTTCTTCTTGACAGGTTGCGGACCACCAGATGCGCCCATTAGTTACCCCAAACATTCGTGTAAACAGCAAACGGGTCCTGACCAGCCTGCTGAGCCTTCAATTGTTCCATCAAACGCATCAACGCCTGCTGATACGCAGACGTGGTATTCGCCGCCTGCAAATTCTGTGCCCCCTCAAACGAAGCCTGCTGCTCATCAACCCCAGCCAAACCCCTGTTATAGTCATTCATGTACTGCGACATGTCAGCCCCAACACGACCAGACTGAACCTTGGAACCAAACCGCCGAGCGAACGCGCTGGTCAGTTTCGGGAACTGTAGAGCATTCTTGCGAACCATGTCCTCACGGGTCGTCTTGAAGTTGCGTTGCCCCAGCATACGACCATAATCCTGTACGGCCCGATCCTGGGAATACTTCGATTCCAGATCGGAACGTTGAGAGTTGTAATCAAAGTAACCCATACCTTATAAGCCTTTCTTGTACACTACACGAGGTTAATGGCTTCAGCGGACACAATAGTAAACGTCCACACACCACTAGCACCAGGGTTGACAGACAAACCAGCAATCAAACCAGCCGCCGTATTGTCAAACGTTGCGCTAGTCGTAGTAAAAATCTGCTCTTGGCCACTTGCTCGCGACGTAAAACCAGTCGTCGTTGTAGAGTTCTTGTTCTGCATCAAACCGCCAGTAACCGTACCAGTAGCCGAAACAGACCTGACAACCGCCGTAATATCAACCCATGCCGTATCCACTGCCGCCGTCTGAGCAGCCCAAGTCCACGTCAACCGTGCCGTATCCGCAATAGTGCCAGCCGTACCAAACCTGACGTTAACCACAGGAGTAGCCACACCAGCAGCAGTTTTTGTGACAAGCAACCGCCAACGCAAAATCGTTCCAGCCTTCACACGAGTACCAATCGTCAAGTTAGAACCCGTCAAATAGGTATCAACACCACTAGCAACAACATCAGCAGTATTCGCATTTGCCAACAAAGGCGAAGCACCACCACCGCCAGGAGGTGCAGCAAACACCCCATCAGCCCTGAGGAAGTTCGTCGTACCACCACCAGAAGCAGGAACAAGCCCCTTGAGAGCTGTCGTAAACGTGTCCAAAAGCGACGTAGCCTGAGTGGCAGTCAAATCCTCAGGATCGCCCGTAGCAGCCGTGATGCGCCCCTTGAAAGTGGCGGTCGCAACTTGAGCCAACTTGGCGTTCGTCACAGCATTAGCAGCAATGTTTCCAGTAGAAACAGTGATCGGATCGCCAGCGCCAAAGGCGTGCGATGCCGCATGAGCAGTTGGTGTGCGAGCATCAGTGAACCTGGCATCGTTGCCAAACGGAACAGTCGTACCCGTCGTCCCAGTAGGAATCTGTGCAATCGGCACCTTGACACCAGCGTCCAAAGACGCATACCCGCTAGCCGCGCCCTTGCCTGTGATCAGCTGATATTGTGTATGCGGATCACCCGTCGTCAACCCTGCCAAGTTGTTGTGGCTGATCGGATCACTACCAACGCTAGAATGAGTGGTGGCATGGACACTGGGGGTACGAGCATTCGTCAAACGGGTATCGTTACCCTTGACAACCTCACCTACCGCAGCATCACCAGCAGCAGCAACGTTCAACGTTGCGCTCGTACCCAACCCAAGGTTTGTCCTCGCTGTCGCCACGCTTGCCAGATCGCTGAGGTTACTCGCCTTCTGGGCGGCCCCAACGATCCGTGAGTCATCGCCAGCAGCCACCGTGCCGATAGTTGTCCCCACGTTCAACACGGCGGCACCGCCCAACCCGAGGTTGGTGCGTGCCGTAGCGGCCACAGCAACATCAGACAAGTTATTCGACTTCAACAAGTAACGCGCATCGCCGCGTGCATCATTATGATACTGGGGATGGTTGTCGTTTGCCAAACCAGACAAGGCACCGTGATCCGTCAGAATCGACACGCTGCCAGCAACAGGTGCCCAAGCGATAATCTTGTAGGTGACAGCGTACGGTTGCAGGTTGTTGTGCGCCGCAGATGCGTTAGCGGCCGTGGTCGCAATGTTCGTAGCGGTAGCGTTCTGCATCGTGGCCACCGTTCCAGTGGCATCCAAGTTGATTGCCGTACCACCAGGCGTACCATTCAACACTAAGGCGTTATAGGTCGGACCAGACTGCACGGGAATGTACATCAACGAAGCCGCACCACCCTGTGTCACCACATGGGTGTGCGAGTCCATTGTATGGGCATGAGCGTTCTGCGTGTGGTTGTGAACCGACGTACCAGACTCCGCACCAGTCAACGTATGGGTTTCCGCACCCCCTACAGCCCCCAACGTCAAAAACGTTCCAGCGGTATTCTTTCCGACCGTGACACGACCCTGATAGTTTGGCAAGTTGAACGTGGTCGAACCATCACCGACACCATATGTGGTGCCGATGATCGCAAACAGGTCAGCATACACCGTTCTCGACACGGCGGAACCATCACAGTTGAACCAGCCCGTAGGTACGGCAGAGCCAGAGAAATCTATGATCGTGCCAACTGGCACAGTTCCAGCTGTGCCGCCAGACGAAATTTGCTTAGCGAGCACATTCAGCGCACGGCGTACCGCAGGACTGATATCGGAAGAAGAAGGGACTTGGAACGTCATCTATGGGACCTGTTTCTGTGGAAACGGATTACAGCTTGATGATCTTGTTGGCGACACGGTACGGCTGCAAGTTGTTATGGGCACCGCCGCCACCCTGTGCGCCAACGTTGAAACTGGCAGCAACCACAGTAACAGAGGTAGACGTACTAGTCGAAGTGCCAGCTGTAATACCTGTACCGACCGTGCTGGTAGACAGCCCGCCACCCTCAACCTGGGTCCGTGCCAACGTCGGTGACGGCACGTTGAAACCAGAACCGCTATCCTGTTGCACATAGTACGAAGAAACCGTGCCGCCAGCCGCAGCGACACCATATGCACCAGAACGCTGAATGGCATGATCGTGGTTCGGGGTCGAATGGAAATGGCCAGGGTCAGAGATTGTCGTAGTCGAAGACGAAGACGAAGAAGCTGAAGCGGTATGGTTATGAGAACCATCATGTACATGTGAAGGAATTTCACCCGTAACCAACGTGTGCGTTTCAGCACCACCCGCAGCGCCCAACGTCAAAAAGGTGCCACTAGCCGCCTTGCCCACCGTCACACGACCACGATAATCGGGCACGTTGAAGTTCGACGCCGACCCGCCATAGGTCAAACCGATAGCGGCAAACAGACGGGCATACGTCGGGTTCGTACCATCATAGAGTGTACCGTCACAGAACACCCACCCGCTAGGCGCGCTAGCGCCAGCATAATCGACCACCACGCCAGCAGGCACAACGTTATCCACGTACGCCTTGCGAGTAAACTGGTTTGCGCTAGTAGGATCAGTAGCAGGACCGCTCGGGACACCCGTGAACGCCTGAGAGCCGTCCAAATGGGCGGCGTTCGTGTTGATCCACGTCAACAAACTGGTGAAGTTGGCATTCACCTTAGCAGATTCGGCCAAGGTGGCAGCTGTAAACGAGTTAGGGACGGTAGCAGCAGCAGCCATTAGCGATACGCCTTTTCCTTGTACGGCAGTGCGAACGAATCCACCCACCATGTAGTATTGTTGTTCACGACATAAAACTTGAACTTGATCGCATTACCTCGACCAGCAGAAGGCAACCGTTCAAAGTCGTATGCGGCCACATCGCCAGCCCACACACCGTTATCCCACAAACCCGAATCCCACAACATGCCAGAACTCGTACCAGTAATCTCCTGAATCAGAGTACGACGAACCAGCGAATCATTGAAATCCAAAAACACGTCCACATACACTTCGCACGCATCCTGCGCCGCACTTGTCATATGTAGCCGCTTAAACTGTTTCTTCAAAGCAGGATCATTACTAGAAAACCATGCCGTCGTATAGTATGCGGCAATGGGCGTATTCACGCCCAACGTAAACTCATCCTGTAGTTGGGCAGTCACGTTATGATCGAAGATGTTGTTCTTAGCGCGCAACGTCATCATCGTGGACACAACGCCATCGGTTCTACGCCACGATGCAATACTGGTCGGTTCCAACGAATACTTTGTCCAAGCACCCTTAGAGCCGACAGCAGGATTAAACACAAACAACAGACGTGTAGCGCCACCAGCACCCACCAAAGACACATACAGACGGTTCTCTGCCCACGTCAACCTATGCGCCCCGTTGGCGGCCAACAAGCCGTCACGGGTCACACCCCAAATACGTTGCCCCACAGGAACCGCAGACCGCGCCCCATCATACGCAAACACGTTCCCATCCGTAGACCACCAGTAGGCGACACCAGCATTCACCGCAACAGCCTCCTGCGAGATGGTACCAGACGTGGCAGCAATCCTCTCAGGGACAAACGAATCCTTGTTATACCCGTAGATAGCCCAAACGCTTTTGCGTTTGAACACCAACAACATGTTTTTGAACGGCACCAGTGCTGTGATCTGATCCGTCTGATCATCAGGTTCGATATCGAAATAGTCCGCCGCAGCCCAATCCTCGGGCTGCAACGGGTGAGACCAACGTACACGAGAACGGAACCTTGTGCCCGATTCGACCGTATCGGCAACCCACATAAACCCCTGATGGTCCGTCATCAGACGGGCCAACGGCATATTGCCGCCAGTAGGGGCAGCATAGTTGTTGTTAAACGTGTTCGTCAAAGCCGTCACAGTACCCAAACTAGCGGTAGTACGATGACGCATCACCAAACTGCCAGTCAACCAACAGTTCGCCAAATACAGCTTCGTATTCCAAGGCACGGCACGCACCGTTTCCGTAGAATCGGTAATGGCAGTAGCGACATGGGTTTGTGTGGCCCCATCGTATGTCCACAACTGGTTCGTGTTCGACACACCAACAATCATGTCTGTACCCAACGACACAGGACCCAGCAGATAGCCGCCGTTCATGGCGGCAGCCTGCGTGGAAATCGGCACTACCTTGATGCCGCGCCGCTGTTGGAAACCTCCACGAAGATTGAAGTCCACATCGAGACAGTCATATGTTTCGTTCAAACTCAACTGTTGACGTGAAGCATCCAAGTTCAGTCCGCCAGTGAAATCGTTAAAGAAAGCAACCTTCGTGTTGTTCGGCATTTATTCCAGCATCCCCTTCACCTGTTCCTTGAAGGAACGGTACGTGGACATACTGCCACCCATCACCTTCGGACGAGGACCTTGGTTGACGGCAGACAAACCCTTCACAAACTTGTCCACCTGAGATTGGTATTCGTTCAAATAGGTGCCAGCCATCTGAGGGTCCTCCTGGCTCAAGTAGTAGCCAGAAAGCATATACCAGCAGATCGCATCATGCAGTTCGGTCGGAAGATCAGGAGTGGAGCCAACTGATGTGGGCCAGCCCGCAGCGTCCCGATAGCCCA